CGGCGTGAGCGGTGAATCCCCACCCGACGCCCGAACCGCGAACTCGCCGCCCACGGTTCACACCAGGAGTGATCTCGTCGCCGACAGATATCTAATGGCGTTAACCTGGTTGCTGGCAATGGTGTAGACCAAAGCATTGGTATCGAGCACCGTGTTGTCGACCTCGGCAGCGGTGAAGTTCTCATAGTCGCCTGATGTGGAGAACCATAACGTCTGCGGGTAGTCGGTAGACCCAGCGAAGACTAAACGCTCCTCGTAGAAGGAAACAGCACCAGGAAAGCCGGTCGTGGTCGACCAGTGCCCGAGCGCCCATTCCGTTGTCGCGCCCAAAGTCCCCGCAACCGTGACTGTATCGCCGGCGGCTTCTGTTACCAGATCATCAGCGGGTTTCAACAACATCGTGTCGTCGGTTATCTGGACGATCTTGACAGACTTATTATTCGAGGTGCTGCCGGTTATCGTTATCACCATGTTATCGGTGAAGCCTTCCTCGACAAAGTTCCGCGCGGTGTCTGTCAGGCGGTCGTTGTGTTCGAGGCCGGTACTTGACGGGTCGCCTTCGGTGAATGAAATCGTCGTATTCGTATATGTTGGCAGCAACTCGGCAGTGCCGTCTGGCATCGTTCCTACCGTCGCATCGACCACCGTCGCTGACGTGTAGCCAGTGATCTTGGCGTAGCCGTTGAAGATCTTCACAAGACGGCCAACGTCGGTCGAGGCAAACGTCGAAGTGGTGGCTGTCAGCGTGATAGATCCCGAGCGACCGTTTGGCGTGATCGTTGTCGCCGTGATGTTGGCCGGGATGAACGGCCCGTTAACAAAATCGACCTCGGTGATCGTCCAGGCGTCGTGGTCAGTTCTGGTAAGTGTTCGTGTGCTGACCGATGGGTGACAGAGATACATAACATCTGCAGACTGCGCGAACTTGAGACTAGACAGCTGCGCGGTGGTGTATGGCGTCGCAATCTCGTAAGCCACGTTGGCGACGCCGGCAGATGTGTAGGTCGAGTAGTCTCTCGAATCCACACCAGACAACTGAAACGTATGGGTCGTCACGCCTGCAACTTTAAACGTGCGGCCGTTGAGCTGGGTCATGCCGGCCACTGATGAGATCACCACATGGTCGTCGTTCGAGTAGCCGTGCGAGGTTGCAGTCACGACCGCCGGGTTGGCCTTGGTGACACCGGAGATGGTCTTGTTGCCTTCGACGACGCGACCGCCGTCCTTGTAAACCCGCATGTAGAGGTTGCCGAACTCCAGCACATAGGCTTGCGTCGTCGAGAACTCGAACGGGATGAGCCGTGTAACTGCCGATGAATCTTTGAGTTCACCGATGAACTCCGTACCTGGCCGGCGGGTAACGCCTCCATGGGGGTGGACGATGAAGTTCTCCAGCGTCTCCGCAGCGGTAGTGTATTTAGCCAGATCCGTGCGGCCGTGCAGGCGCGGAGAAAACTCCCCAGCGGTCCAGGCAACAAAGGCAGGTGACGCCTGCGCCATGTTTAGAACCTCGCCGCCGTATAGGTGTCCGCGATGATGGCATCAGGGTAGCCCTCGGTGGCGTCAATGAACCGGGCTTCCTTGAGCTTCTCCTCGTACAGCGTGAACATGTCTCTCGCGAAGGAGCTGGACCCGATCAGCGGGTAGGCAATATCTGAAGCCAGCCGTGCGGCGATCGTCTCCACCAGGCCGATGTCCCATTGCGTCGGGTCAGTCAGCCGCCCGATGTATCTGATGTAAAGGGTGCCCTCGTCGGTTAACAAATAACGGTTAGCCTCAACCTGGTAGTCGGTGTCGAGCCGCTCAAGGTCGCCGTCGTCGCTTACGGACAGCACACGCAGGCAGTACGGATCGGTGGGCAACGTATAGCGGTAAGCGTATTTATAGGTCGGCGCGGTGGCGTCCTGCGCCAGCAGCTTGCGGGTGATCAGGCAATTCCAGGGGTGCGCTCGGAAAGTGTTGTCGCGAACGAACTCGTAGCGTTGATTGCACACCCGTGCGGCCTTCGAATCTTCGGTGAGCGAGGTGATATTGTTGGCACCCACCAGGTTTAATGCCGAGTTGCAAATGTCAACTGCTGAGGTCATGGGCCTGCCTTATAAAGAGAGGCGGGGAGCTGCCTGGTGTTGGCGCACAGACAGCTCCCCTAGTTAGCTACTTGACCGCCCAGATCAGCGACAGCGTGATGTCCGCCGCGATCGTGAGCGCCGCATCGAGGACCGACACCTTAACGTCGATCAGACCCTGCGGGTCTTCCGTGACGCTGGCGATGTAGTCCCAGACCGGCAGGCCAGAGTTGGCGTGGTCAGTGAGGACAGATGCCGAACCAGCCGATGTAACATCATGGCCGGCAGACAAGGCATCTACGTCATCCGTGAACGACTGCTCTGAGCTGTTGGTTTTGAACAATCCGATATCCAGAGTGGGCGAACCTGACGAGGCCAGGTCATCCCAGTAGAGAGTGGATTGCGGGAGGATGATAGCGTGCGACGGGATACGCGCGAGCGTGTAGGTCGACGTTGCTGAATCATCCGCGTTGGTGGTTATGGTATCCACTGTGGTGCGCATACGCCCGTAGTGTAGACCCGCGTTGGGGAGTGATACAGGCGTGGTATTAGCCAGGCCGGTCATCACTCGACTTCCGTATAGATTTACGACAGCCATTAGGACTTCCTTCCTTTAAGAAAACGGGGGAGCCGTTAAGCTCCCCCCAGTTGCGGTGGTGGTGTGGTTACTCGTTACTCGTTACAAGCGATCTCGACGACCTTGACCTCTTCCATGCGTGTGCCGCCCAAAGTCATGGAGCAGTACACTTGGGTCGAGTAAGACTTGTCTGCACGCTCATCGATCCGGCTGGACATATCCTTGCCGATCGCCAACGTGAAGCCGTCTTGCGCCCAGGCAACAACCTGCCGGGACGTGCCGTCATCAGTTAAGCGATTGGTCACGATGAACTCGAAGCCGACGAAGGAGTTGATCTCACCCTGTGCTAGTGCCTTTACGGTATTGAAATCACTAGATGTCACAGTGGTGTTGTTCAACAGGTCTTCGATTTGCTCAGGAGCGACCGCGATCCAGCGCTTGATGCTGGGGTCCACGTCCGCCTCGTCGAGGATCTTCTTGGCGCTGATCAGCTTGGCAATAGTCAAGCCGGCAGAACCGTGAACGATCTTCTGAGCAGATGGCAACGCCGTGCTGGTCGTACCAGACGAGCCAGTAGATGACGTGCCGATAATCGCCGCGATGACTACATCGTCCATCGCCCTGCCCATCGCAGAGGCTGCTGCTTGAGCATACGTCGATGTCGGATCTGCCAACATGCGGATCTTGTCCTGATCGTCAATTAGATCAGCCCACTCATAATCGTCCATGACGACCATTCTGCGGGAGTGTGGTGTATCCCTTACCAGCTACGGGTTTCCCCGCCGACTTGCGTCGTTTGTGGCCTGGACTTTCTCTTAACCGTCGCCTGCCGCGTTACGGTTCCGGCCGTCAAGTCTCTACACGTTCGCCTTGCGGCGCTTCGCTCGGGATTACCATTTTACAGGCTTCCCCGAATTTGACCGGGTTTCGGCGGATGGTTTCCCACCCGCTAGGCAGATATCAAACTACCAAGGGAGTGTCGGCATGTCTTGAGCTGCGTTTTACAGCTGCAGTCGAACCGACTTGGTCGAAAAAGGCCTTCTCGCCAGTTACCGACTCAACGCGTACGGCTTTACGAAACCGTGAACCTTTCTGCTGCGAGAGCAGAGCGATGTTCGCATTGAATTGCTGGACAAAGGCCGTCGTTACTTGAGTGCTCATGGTTAAAAACTCCAAGCAATAACGGTGCTCAGAGGGCTATCCGCATGATTGCGGACCTTCCTGTCATTTCGGTTGACTAGACCGCTGGGCTTTCCCGGCTGTCAGCAGGACGCGTGAGCGCTACCCTGGCGTTCTTGGCGTGTCCGCTGGACCCTTACGGGCTACCCAGCATCGATGCCCACACAATCACGACGCCACGTCGGTGCCGTGGATATATTCGTTTAGCTTTAAAGACTCGGCGACAGCGGCGGCATGGCCGGGATGCGTTGAATCCCAGTATGGACCGCCCTGTACCTGTATCGTGTTCAGCTCGCGCTGCGCGTCTGCCGGGGTCATGGCATCGCCGCCGGTCTTGGCGCCACGGAGGGTATCCTCGCCCAGCCTGCCCTGCATGAAGTCGCCGATGTTGACGAGCGTGCGCACCAGGGTCGGGTTGGACGCCAGCTGCGTCCCGTCTTCGAGCTTTAGACCCAGCAGCTCCTCGCCGCCGTACTGGTTAAGCACAGCCTTTGCCGTGTCGATCTTGGTATCAAACGCCTTGCCGTATTCCCTTTGTAGGGAGCGGACGCCTTCTTGTTCCTTGGCCTCGGCGGCGATCGCCAGCTCATCGGGCGACTGCTCGACCTCGCCGGCCATGATATTATATCTGTCGGCAAGCTCCTGTGCCTGCCTGGGCGTCATCCCGATCTTATGCGCCGTACCCTTGAACCAGTCGACCAGCTGGGGGTTGGCTTCCAAACCCTCTGGCACGTTGTTCATTTGCAGGTCGTAACCTTCAGGAGATTCCGGCCTACCTAGCTTGTCGTAAACCTGGGTCCATTCCTCGTCGGTCGAGTGCTCGGTTGGCACTGCGATCTTGTCGAGGCCGACCATGCGTTGCGCCGAGATGTAGGACCGCCCCATTGACTCCACCGATGGCTGGTTGGCGATCGACGGGTCCATGCGGAGATCCTCGGGCAGGGATGATTTCCAATCCTGGGTGACTTGTGCGGCAGGCTCGCCAGACGCTTGCTCGGGAGCAGGCGCTATCTCTTGTGCCATTGCTACGTCAGACATGTTCTATTCTTCCTCATCTATTGCAGTGGTTGGTAACTTCCTGTTGTCGTCTGCGGACAGCATGTCCTCGATGAACAGCACGACCTGGCGCTGGCCTTCGTTGAAAAAGGTTTCGTTGGCATTGGCCGAAAACGTAGAGGTATGCGCGTGGCAGCGTCGTCGCAGATCTGCCAGGACACGCCGGCCGTCGTCAGTGTCGAAGACAAATTAGTATGCAGCCTTGAGCTGCTCTAGATCCTCTGGCGTCACTGTTGCCCCATGTCTCCGACTGCCTTCAGCGCCGGCGCGGCGGCGCCAGCAGACTCAGCGGCCTGTTGCATCTGGGCCATCTCCGCCTGTTGTGCCTCGGCTTCCTGGCGCTCCTCGCGGATCGTCATTACCTCGCGCTCCGATCGCAGAACCGATGCCGGCACGCCGACCGTCCGCGCGACAAACTTAACCAGGCCGTCCATATCAACGTAGTCGAAGATCCCCGGGTCGATCTGGGCCAGCGGGTTGAGGATCTCGAACATCCTCAGCGTGCTGTCGATCTCACCCTGGCGCTGAGCCTTGGCCAGCGGCGAGACGTATTCGATCTCGATGTTGCCGGTCTGCATGTATTCGGGCGCTGCATCGAACAGCCGCAGCTCGGCCATCAGGTTGAACGATCGCTGGATCAGGGGTTGTAAAAGCTCAGACTGTAGCCTGCCCAACACCGGGCCGAGCAGGCGCATGCGTGATTCGTTGCGAGCAATCACTTCCGTCGCCGTCATATTGGGCGAGTCGCGCAGCTGTAATTGATCCACATAGAAGGCCTGCTTGATCGCTTCCCGTCGTTGGTCTTCGATCTGCAGCCCGAGCGGCGTC